ACCGCAAGCGCTTCAGTAAAAGTTCAAGCGTTCAGCGTTCCGTCCTCAATTATTTTGATGGAGATTTCAGCATGATTGACTATGACCTAATTTTGTCTACAAACTATGCAACTTCGTTGTGGGTGCTGGTAGGAAACACCTATGAAGGTCTCGATTGGTTAGATACAGCACCAAAACCAACACAAGCCGAATTAGACGCACAATGGCCACAAGTTGATTACAACAATCAAGTATCGCAAGTAGAAACAACACGCCGCACACAATACGAAGCACAATCAGATGGCCTGTTTTTTGAGTGGCAACGTGGTACAAACACGCAAGCCGCATGGGAAGCCGCCGTACAAGCAGTCAAAGACGCAAACCCATACCCACCTGCACCAACTAAGAAAAAGTAGTGCGTTGGCGTTACCTCATCGGCTACGTCGCGTTAATAGCGGTCGTTGTGTGGGGTTGCGCTGGTTGTAGTTATGACGGGTCTTATCGTTACCCATGCCAAGACCCAACCAACTGGCAAAAGCCTGAATGCGAACCACCACTATGCAACCCATCTGGAACGTGCACAAGGGATTTAATTTATGAGAGCACGCCTTAAACCCGAGGAGCTTCACGCTCGACTCATCGTTGTAGTTGGCATCATCCTTGCCAGCGTGTTTGCCATCACCGTCATTGGATTTGTTTGGTCACTCATGTTTGTTACACAGCCGATCGGCAATCAATCGCCCAATGACGCTGCATTCATAGACCTGCTATCAACCCTGACCGTCTTTATGACCGGCACGTTGTCAGGCTTAGTGGCCTCAAACGGGCTAAAGTCAAAACCAAAAGAAGGAGCCAAAGATGTTGAAGCCTAAAGACAAAGCCTTACTTGCCTCGTACGGTCGCTCGGTCATCGCAGCGGTCATCGCGGTGTATTCGACAGGCAACACAGACCCAGCCGATTTAGGCAAAGCAGCGCTCGCCGCGCTTGTGCCAGTTCTCATCCGATATGTCAACCCTAAAGACCTGGCATTTGGTCGTGGCAATAGCCAAAGCTAAAGCAGGCGTCCCAAACGCACGGGACTACATAGGCAACGCAGACGGCCCAGCAGCAGGCCCACGTGCCGGCATGAACGAATGGATTAAACAAGCAATTGCTGCATCAAACGGCGCGCTGTGGAACAACGGGTCTTGGGGTCAACGTGACATGCGCGGTAAGCCAGGTTCTTTGTCGGTTCACGCAACTGGCAGAGCTGTGGATTTGTCGTATCGCAAAAGCGAAAAGAATCCAAAAGCAGGACGCAAAGAAGCGCTGGTTTTTATTGACAAACTTGTTGCCAACGCAAACGATCTTGGCTTGCAATGTATTTTGGATTACTTTCCAGAGCCACACGGTCGAGCATGGCGTTGCGATCGGTACGCATGGCAAAAGTATGACAAGCCAACGATCCACGGCGCACCCAAGGGCGACTGGTTCCACATTGAAATAACTCCACAGGCCGCGGACTCTGTGATCTTCGTTAAAGCCGCATTCTTAAAGGTGTTTGGGGAAATCCCACCTAAGGCTTGATCTATGTTCTAGGGTCGGAGTACCGACAAAAGGACAGGCAATGACTGACCCACAGATCGTTGATTACAGCGTCTATACAGGAGTGATGGACAACGGCCAAGAAATCTTGGTACAGATCTTTACTAGCCCAGAGTCGGGCAAGTTCCTATTGGGACAAATCGCATTCAGATCGGCTACCTCAACATGGGGTCAGCCCATACCTTTGGAGAAAAGATGAACTATTTTGCAGAGAAAATCATAGGGCTAGTGCTTTGTACGGTCTTTGGCGTTACGGCGCTCACAGGGGCTCCTAGCGCGTCTAGCGACCTATCTAGCATCATGCCGTTAGCGCCAATAAGCGTCCAGCCGTACCTGATTGAGCCGACCACAACTACCAGCTCAACGATCTACATTGACCCATACACGTCGGCATGTGAGCAATTTAGCGCGCTTGCCATCAACCTTGGCTGGCCTGCAGATCAACGCACCGTTCTCGAATCTGTGATGTGGCGTGAATCAAATTGCACACCAAACGCATACAACAGCAAAGACCCAAACGGCGGGTCGCGTGGCCTTATGCAGATCAACGGATTCTGGACACCATGGCTAACCGAGCGCGGCATTATCAACCAGGTGGATAATCTGTTACAGGCTCAAACTAATCTGCTCGCAGCGTTAGCAATTTACAACTACGGGGTCGAGCGTCACGGTTACGGTTGGGGCCCATGGAGCGCAACAAAATGAGCGAAGGCGTGTCATACAACCAAGGCGAACTGACAGAAGAAACACGCAAAATGGTGTTGGAATCGTCAGCATCGGCAAAACACACCATGGCGATGTTCGGATTAATTGACGACATTATGGCGATCAGCAAAAACCCACACGCAAGCATCATCCAGCGTCTGAAGACAATGAAAAACCAGTTGTCACTAGAAGACCCGATGCCGCTTTACGATGTGACTACACTCGATCTAGCAATCAAAGCATTACAAGCACATTCCTAAACCGACTAAAGGAGATTCCGACAATGGCACTAGAAAAGTATTTAGAACGCATCAGCTTGAACCAAATTGACAACGCTGGATACATTGCGAGCATTTTGCAAGATGAGTTTGATCATCAAATAACAACAGCAGATTTGCTTGATGTTCTTGCAATAGCAGGATTATTGCTTACACCAATAACTGTTGACCACATGGTTCCATGTGATGAAAAAGGAAACAAAGTTGCAGCGACTTCGCTTGCATATTTCGGACATCTTGAAATCATGAAGCGTGAAGCAAAATGAAAACTTGCACAATTTGCAAAGGCTCAATTGCATTCCCAGAAATCACAGGAAAAACGCACTTTGTATGCGACGGCCGGGTGCCGGCAAAAACGCCGTTTATTCGAGGCATGATCGCATCGCAAGCGTCTGCAGACACCAAATGGACACCAGAAGAACAGCGCAAAGTTGACGCTGCAATTGTGCACGTTGCGCGCACTAAAGGATTCTTCACATCCGACGACATCTGGAAACACCTGGGCGATCAGTTCCCTGTCACCAAAGGCATCGCTGGTCGGCTGAATGCAGCTGCGCGTCGTGGCATTATCCGCAACACAGGCGAACTGGCGTATGCCCAGCGCGGTGGCGCGCATGACCATGCACAACGTCTAAGCGTCTGGGCTGGCATCTGATGGGCTTTGATTTAAGCAACTACGAGACAGTCGAGCAACGCCTTGTGCGCTGGTGGGCTGCATACCCGAACGGGCGCGTGTACACCTGCATGATGAACTACACAGGCGATGCGTGCGTGTTCTACTGCGAACTGTATGCAGACAAGGACGACAAGGTGCCAGTCGCTACGGGCTACGCCGAAGAAATCAAATCCGATCGTGGGGTTAACGCAACCTCATTTGTAGAAAACTGTGAGACAAGCGCTATCGGTCGCGCTATTGCCAACTGCCCATTGCAGGCACCTGCAAGTGGCCCTAGGCCGTCACGCAATGAGATGCAAAAGGTCGAGCGCCTAACCACATCACCACAACCGCAAGTGCACACACCCTCTGGCGCATTTGCCACACCAAAGCAAATTGGTTACATCAAGAAACTAGCCAAAGACAAAGGCATGGATGACCTGGCATTGCTGGAGATGATTCAACTCAACCTTGACGACGACAGCGCGGTTCTTGAGCTGCTGAAATCGCATGAAGCATCAAAGATTATTGAGCGCCTGAAATGAGTTACGTGGCATTCAACATCATTGGCATTGTCATGGGTATATGGGGAACGATCTTAGTAATTATGTGGCAGGAGAAAAAATGACACTAGAAGAAATGATTAGCGCGTTGGAACGGTTACAGGCTATTTACCCAACCCTGTTGACCGAGCAGACACAAGCAAGAGACAAGATTAGGTACGCAATATCGCACTTGGCTGACAAGATTTGGACGGAAACGATCTAGTGAAGTTAGACGCCAAAATAAGCGAAGCCGACTTTAAGGACATGGTGATCAGCGTCGCCAAACGTTACGGCTGGCTAGTGCATCATGATCTGCCGGCACAGAACACTCGAGGACGCTGGATGACGAACGTGCAAGGCGATGTGGGATTCCCTGATCTGTTCATGGTGCACCCATTCCAAGGCGGTCGGCCGTTGGTTATTGAGTTAAAGGCAGAGAAAGGCAAGTTAACGCCTGGACAGAAGATTTGGTTAAACGCTTGTGAGATGGCTGGGTGTCATGCAGCGGTCTGGAAGCCAAGCGACATGGAGTACATTCTCTACACTCTCAGCAATCCCAGACAGTAACAATCGGCTAGTAGCACGACCTAAGCCATTCGCACGGCAGTTGGTGACACTCGGTAACGAGGGTAGATCGGCGCGCACTTAATCATGCAAGACGAAATGAGCGAGGCAAAGCGCCGAGGCGAGCTGTAAACATAATCAGCTGAATGCAATGGGTACCAGGATGGGCAATCTGGTGGGTGGAGCATTCACACATCTATTGACCTACAGATGACATACAGTTAACAAACAAAAGAAAGCACCGACATGAACCCGACAACAAACACAACTCACATCGATCGAGGACAAGGCGCGCAAGCGCCGCGTCAGCGCAAGCGAAGCGCGCGAGCATGACACGCAAACTAACCGAACACGACACGCAGGTTTACAAACAGGCACGGGCTGAACTACTGCGCGACCAACCATTGTGTCATTGGTGCAAACGCAACACAGCAACAGAACTTGATCACCTAGTTGAGTCAGACAAAGGCGGAACAATTGAGGATGGATACGTTGCAGCATGTAAGCCATGTAACTCTGCGCGCGGTGCAACATACCGAAACAAAAAACTAGCCAACGCAAAACAAAATCGGGAAAAAGCAATAAACGATTTTTTATATGCGAACGAGATGACCCCGATCCCCATCCATCATTTTGTCGCCACCAGCCCGAACCAGCCTGAACCAGCGCCAACTGGCCACGATCGGCCGAGACTGGAAACGATGATCCCAGACCATGCCGGCTCACTAGCTGGACTTGTGGGGGACATGGCAAAACAGATACTTCACATTGACATGATGCCCTGGCAACAGCATGTACTTGAAGGAATCTTGGCCGTGGATGCCGATCAGAAGTTTGTGCACCGCTCGAGCCTTGTGTCGGTTGCGCGTCAGAACGGTAAGACCACAATCATTCAGGCGCTCATTCTGTTTTGGCTTGTGGAAATGCCAAAGATACGTGGCGGTAAACAGACCGTTGTATCTGGCGCGCACAGACTCGATCTTGCGTGCTTGCTCTTTGATGATTTGGCACCAATTCTTGAGGAGTATTACGGCGCCAAGATCGTCAAGTCTTACGGCCGTTATCAAGCCACCATGCCAGACGGCAGCAAATGGTGGGTCAAAGCATTAAAGCCAAACCAAGGTCACGGTATGAGCATTGACCTAGTGATCGTTGACGAGTTGTTTGACGTCAACCCCGACTCTGTTGAAGGCGGACTCCTGCCGGCACAGCGCGCACGAAAGAACCCGCTTGCGTGTTTCTTCAGCACAGCTGGCACCGAAGAATCCGTGTTGTTCCAGCGTTGGCGTGAGGCAGGCATTCGAGCCATTGACAAAGGCGAGCCGTCAACAATGTACATGGCCGAGTGGAGTCCAGACCCAAGCCTTGACCCGCTGCATCCAGCGTCATGGGCGTGGGGTAATCCTGCACTTGGTTACACGCTGGACATGGACACAATTAGGCAAGAATCAACAAACCCTGATCGCGCATCGTTCCTGCGGGCATCCCTAAATCTTTGGGTGAGTGTTGTGCGCGGCTGGATTGAGCCTGGGCGTTGGCCGTCCTTGGAATACACAGGTGACATTCCCAGCGGTGGGGTCGTGGCGATCGAGTCTTCGCTGGACGACTCTAGGTACAGCGCGACCAGATGCGTCAACCTGTCAGACGGTCGGGTGCTTGTCACCGTGGCATTTATTGCCGAGTCCATTACAGAGCTGTGGGACAACGTGCAGGAACTTGCCAAAGACCCGACGATCAGGTTTGCCTTGTCGCCGACCGTGGACGCAACCTGCCCGCCAAACATCGAGCGCCGCAGGGTTGTTGTTGGTTACGCCGAACTAGGACGGTTTACACCGCTCGCCAAAAACATGATCGCCGAGGCACGCCTATTACACACAGGCGAAAAACTGTTAGCCGAACATGTCCAGCGCGCCGTTGCTGTTCGCACAGACAACACGATCGTGCTATCAAGCAAGCGATCACCTGGGCCTATTGAGTTAGCGCGCACAATGGTCTGGGGCATTGGTATGTGTGCCCGACCAGTCAACAGCGGAAAGCCCATGCTTGTCGCGGTAAATAACTAAGATAAACGCGGCAGCCGCGCACCTTGCCTTTTGTCGGAATCGGATAAGTCATGCGCGGTTGCCACTTATATGACAAAGTAGGACTATGGCGATCTTTAACAAAACCAAGAAAGCAGCAATAAGCCCAGCGCCAAGCAAGGCGGCTGCGGCTGGCGGTTTTGCACCAGGTTATTCATCGTCAAATGTTGGCGTAAACATGATCGGCCAGTACTACACCTACCGCGAAGGCGAAGCACGTAACGCTGCAATTAGCGTGCCAACAATTAACCGCGCACGCGATCTGATGGCGTCAGTAATCGGCTCAATGAATCTTCGCTCAT